TCGTAGGAACTAAGAAATCCGTAGAATCATCAGGATTGGGCTGCTCACCCATGAAACGCTGGAAATTATCCCAGAAAAGACGGATCGGACAGGCAAAAAAGAATGTCTCAAGATACATATTATCCATGAAAGGATGGAGAGGAGTAGCAAGACGGCCGAAAAGAGTAAGACGAAGATTGAAAGTATCGCCAGGAAGAGCAAGATCCCAAAATACAGGAACCAAATAACCAGAATTGAACGTCGTTTTAATACCGTGAGTACGATCGAAACGAGAACGAGGAATCTCGGCATGAGGTACTTCAGAAAAACGATGCTGGTTTTGCATAAAAGGCTCCTAAAAAGATTTCGGGAGGGGTAATTCCCCTCCCGATCATGGTTAAACAGTAGCTAGATCATCAGGGCTACGGAAAAGCCCCATCTGAGTATCAGGCTTCACAAACTCCTTAGCAGAACCAAGAGGAATAGGAACCTGAAGAGCAGAAAGACGGCCAGTTACTTCATCAAACTCGCCAAGCTCAAACAAAGTATAGTCCATAGGATGACGAGAAAATTGAGTACTCTTGTCATTGCAAGCAGTCTCAAAAGAACGAATAGCCATGCCATTCGTAGGAAGAAAGAAAGGCTGCAAATACGCATTAGCCTTAATATCAAAGATCGCAAAAACTTTCATAAAACACCTTTAGTCCAGAGGGCGAACCAACAACTTAAGTCGAGCATGTTGGCATTGCTCACGAACAGCTAAGCGAGCAGGCGTATTATTGTCAACGAATTTCAAGCTGGAGATCTCACGATCGAATTTGATCTCATCGTAAAGAAACGGATCTGCATCATAGAGAAGCTTATCATAATATTTAGGAGGCTTAGTCTTAAGATCATGACGAATAACAACAAAATCGTCAGGATAAACATCATTCTTATAACGATCGAACCAAGCCTTTCCAATACCAGGACGACGAGACATAGTCACATACTCAGGCTTTTTATAGAGGAGCTCCCCATATTCTGTGTGGCCAACACAGTAATGACGATCGGCAGCATCACCAGTAACTTTTTTCATAATATAACGAGCGACATACGCAGCAGACTCAAAAGTAACATCGCCGATCTCACAATTGCCTAAAGGCCATAATTTTTCAAGAGAAGGAGATCTATAGCATCGATGACCCTGGGCAGTAGTGCGCCAATGATACTTGTCATCGAAATCATGATTGAAAAGGATAGCATGATAATGAGGGCGACCATACTTGTCGCCATACTCACCACAATGAAAGAAACGAATACCATCACCATATTTTTTGCGCAGGCGCTTCATGAAGCGCTGAAAGTGATCAAGGCATAAAGAACCATGATCGGGAAGGTGATCATCATTATAAGTGAGAGTAATAAAACAGTTGTTAGGATGAATTTGCGCTTCATGAACGCAACGAACTGCCCACTGGCGAGAACGTTCAAGACGGCAACCGATACACTGACCACAGGATATTTGAATTGGGGCATAATTACCTCGATCGCGAGAAGAAAGAACAAAACGAAGGCGACGATCAGAAACGTCGCCTCGAGGCTGAAAAGCATCGATAGGGGAATAACAAGGCATAAAACCAACTCCAGAATGAAGGTTAAATGCTCACCGAGCGCCGTTTTAACGGCTGTTTTTTTATAAACGAATGCCGCCACGCATTGGACGGGCAGGCACATTTTTTGGGTGAACACGCTTTGCGGTCTTAGAAAAGACCTTACGAGATTGTTTTTTAGGCATTTTTGAGCGTTTACGCATACTATACTCCTGGTTAGGTTGAGGGGTGGTGGTGTCAGTCAGACCAGTTACAACAAGTGATGTAACTGGTCTGACTTAAGATTCCTCCCCGTCAGGGGACGAACTTTTTTTAGCCTTAGAAGGCTTTGGAGAGGATTGGGCAGGGGTACCTGCCCCCTCCGCTTCGCCAGCACTGTGAGGTGCGCTTGCGGCGGGGACAGCTAGCCCGAGAGAGATGAGCTCATCCTGATTGTCAGGATTAGAGCAGAACTCAACGAATTTAGCAGGATCGTTTTCAAAACGAGCACGAAGTTGAGCAGGAAGCTGCATAAAGGAAGATTGTGCCTCGAGAACAACAGAAAGAGATTTGGCATAATCGCCAAGATCAGAAACGTCCGCAAACTTAGGAACGGCACGGTTGAGGTGAGTAACTAGTCCAGTCTTAGAATAACGGGGAACTATGAGATTAACGTCACACTCATCCTTATGTGCCTGCTTAGTGCGGGAAGGTTTAGTGAAGACAGTGGGAACACGAACACGTTCACGAGGCATAGAAAACTCCTATCGATAGGTTTTAAGAGGAAGAGCAGCAGTACCTTTCGCAGAAGAAACGAAAGGATTAAGACGACCGAGTGATTCCATCACACGATCAAAGTGGTTGAGTTGACGGGCAGTCCAAGAAGATTGCGCATCAGCTTTAGCCTTAGCGGCAGGAAGATTAACATCAAGCAAGCGCGCAGAATTAGAAGAATATTGGGCATCAGCAGCAGCTTTAATAGTATTAGCCTGGGAAAGTGCAGTATCGACTTTAGCCTTTGTATCGAGAGATCTGGCAAGAGCAGTATCAGCAGCATTTTTAGCGGTAGTAGATTGGATCTGTTTGTTCGTTTCACGAAGATTATCCAGATCCGCCTTAAGACGAGCAGATTGCATAGCAGTTTGAATAGCAGGCTCGAGCTCATTAACTGCAGGAATGCCAGCACCGCCGGGTGTACTGGCACCGCCCTGTTTATATGCAAGCATAGGATTTAACCCGGCTGCTTTCATATCAGCCATTGCCCTCTGGTAGGCAGTGGAGCTCATGCGTTCCTGGAACGCCATTTGATCAGCGGAAATATCACGATTGGCTTCATTCAAAGCAGACGAGCCAAGAAGAGAAATACCACCCGTGAGCAAGTCGCCGCCAGTAATGCCAGTTCCTAAACTGGACAAGCCTGAAGCGAGCGACTTAACACCACCTGTAACTGCTTTTACAACTTTTGAAAGGAAGACACGCTCTCCATGAATTAGAAGTGATCAATAAGACCAGGAACAGAATAAACAGGCATCGGACGAGCGCAGTTATACTGAGCATAACCATCAACAATAAGCTGCGGGTATTCAGGATCAGTAACAGCGATCACGCGATCAACAGGGGGATTCTCAACGATAAATTCATCGTTGAGGACAGGAAGATTCGCAAAATCCTGGGCAAGATGCCAGGTATCAAGAGATTGCGCATAATTAGAGCGGAATTGCCCAGTAATAACACCAGGCTTGTAGCGATATTCCGCATACCGCTCTTGATAGCCGAAAACACCTTCGTTACCTGAATCACCAGCTACCGAATCATTTTGCGCATAAATTTCCTTGTTGAGCACAGCTTGCTCACCAAGGTGTGAAAGTGACGGCCAATAGAAATCATATCGAGTAGAAATAAAATCAAAACGATCAAGACCTTGTTGATAGTTCAGATCTGCACGAACGCAGACAAGACCAAGAACGATCGTATGTTCAGTGAATGACTTAGTGAAACCATGACCGTTAACTGAAACGGTACCATAAGCCGCCAGGTTGCCCTGGGGCGTAGGTTCACCATCAGTCGAAGAAGTTTGAGGAACAGCGGATACATTGATCCGCGAAGAACCACCACCAAGGAATTCAGGACGCTGCAAACGAGCGTCAGGAGAAGTCACACCAAAATGTGCCTGAATGATCTCGGTATAACGAGTACCGCCTCGAGCATCACGCTCGAGAAGGCGCTGAATTTGAAACGCCTGGCGAAGTTGGTTGATAGTAGCGGCAGTAGCTTCAGATAAATCCGCGTAAATAGCGGGAATTTTAGTGGTATTATTACCCTGGATAATAACACCAGAAGAGCCAGTGGTACCCCAATTCGTACCGGCGGGAGGATTGGCGCCAAGAGCGTCTTTATAACCAGTAGCAGCAGAAGTGAAAGCAAACGAAGTAGAAGAAGCAATACCAAGAACAGGAGCAGAAGATCCTAAAGGCAGATCAACAGCGGGTCCTTTTTGAGGCCAGGGCAAACAAGAGGTAAAATAATCATGACGTTTGCCACGACGAAGCAAAACATAATCCGCAACGTCATCTGGTCCATCATCAGTTGGAACAGGAACAGCATCTTGGAGATTCTGATCACGGAACCATTCGTTCCATATCAAATTATACGCGCGAAGCTTAAGAATATTATGTTCGAGATTAGGAACAAGAGTGGGATAACCAAGATAGTCATAAATAGTTTGAGCCTGGTAACCACCACCAACAGTAGGAGAAGTGATCGTA